GTAGCAGACGATGTGTTATCTAAGTTGTTTCAACAAGTGATAGGTGAGGACATAGCTAACTTAGGGTTTGAGTATGTAAATGGAACACAGACTAGTCTGGAACCTCTTCGTGAATTACTAAACAACTACAACGATAACTTTCTGCCTGACCTGAATATTGAATGGGATGACATATCTATTGATGCAATTCTCGCAGCTAATACACTTGAATCACGCTGGGCATTTAACATACCTGTGCTTAACTCTCGTGTTAAGGGAGTGAATGGGGGGCACTTGATTGAGGTAGGTGCCCGTCCTAATACAGGTAAGACTTCCTTCCACGCTAACCTGCTTGCGGGGCCAGATGGGTTTGCAAAGCAAGGTGCTAAGTGTGTAGTGCTTGTAAACGAAGAGTCATATGCTCGTGTAGGTGCAAGATACTTGACCACCTGTAGTGGCATGGAGTTGGAACAGGTACGTAGCAATAAGGAGATGGCACATTCTTTGTACGATAAGGTACGAGACAATATCTTTATGATGGATACGACAGGCAAGGACATGTCTTACGTAGAGAGTGTGTGTAAGAGCGAACAACCTGACATCGTTGTGTTGGATATGGGTGATAAGTTTGCCCGTCAAAGTACCAACGCTCGTATGGATGAGGTGCTAAAGGAGAATGCGATACATGCAAGACAGATCGCAAAGATATACAACTGCGCCATGTTTTATATGTCACAGTTGAGTGCTGATGCAGAGGGTAAGATACTATTGAACCAAGCTATGATGGAAGGTAGCCGTACAGGTAAGGCAGCGGAAGCTGACCTGATGATACTGATAGCCAAGAATCCCCAGCTTGCAGTAGGCCCCGGCGATGCAGCAGAGGAAGACCCAATGCGGCATTTGAATATAGCTAAGAATAAATTAACTGGCTGGCACGGTACGGTACATTGTAACTTTGATTACAAGACAGCGAGGTATTCAGCATAGCTATGACTGAAGAAGATGATGAGGAACTACTGGCCTTCACTGAAGGTGCTTCCGAAGAAGCTGTCTTGTTAGCAGAGCTATCCTTCCTCATGCGGGACAGGTTTGAGAAGCAGGAGAAACTTTCTGCACAAGACTTCGATGCCATGTGGTATGCACATGTTAATTTAACTATACTATGGCAAGCTGCCTTGTCTACGAAAGACGCGCCACAAAACGGAAAACTTAATTAACACAGGAGAACGACTATGAAAGTTGTATTAGACATAGAGAACAGCGTGACTCAACGGGGAGGTAAGACACACTTCGATCCCTTTGAACCTACCAATGAATTAGTTATGGTCGGGGTGCTGCATGAGTCAGGAGATGAAGACCATTTCCATTACTTTGCAAGGGGGCTGGGTTATAATTGGAGCGAAGTACAAACTATACTAAATGAAACTACCTTACTTATAGGACACAACATAGCTTACGATCTGGTATGGCTATGGGAGTGTGGCTTTGAGTATGATGGGGAGGTGTTTGATACCATGCTAGGTGAGTACCTACTACAGCGTGGACAGAAACAACCCCTGTCCTTAGAGGCTTGTGCCCAGAGGTATGAGCTAGAGACACAGAAAGAAAGTACGCTAAAGGATTACCTAAAGAAGGGCGTAGGGGTAGAGGCTATACCTAGTGAAGAACTGTCTGACTACCTTAGCGCAGACCTACATGCTACGCAACAACTGTATGATAAGATACAAGAACGTCTACAAGGAGAGGAAGATAGTAGATTAAATAAAACAATTAAAATGACTAATCAGGTAGCGTGTGTACTCGCACGTATCTTCCAGCGTGGGTTCACCGTTAACAGGGATGAGCTACAGAAGGTTAAGGAAGAGTTCGAAGCAGAGAAACTATCCTTACAACGTACTCTAGGTCAGGAAGTTCAACAGCTAATGGGTGACACCCCTATTAATCTTAATAGCCCAGAGCAATTGTCTTGGGTTATTTATTCTAGGAAGGTATACGATAAATCTACATGGGTTTATGATACGAACTTTGTTTCGGGTAAAGAGTTCCAAGATAAGATTAAGGAGAACTCCACCGTCATGTATAAGACTGTTGCTTCTAAGTGTTCTGCCTGTTATGGCAATGGCAAGATAAGAAAGACCCGTAAGGATGGCAAGCCATTCACCAAGGCAACCAAGTGTACTGCATGTGATGGAGCAGGGTATGCCCTAGCACCTACCAAAGAAATAGCTGGCCTGAAGTTTCATGTACCCAATAAGAGTTGGGTTACTGCTGGTGGTTTTACCACAAACAAAAGCAAGCTTGAGATACTAGAGGCTACTGCACGAGGCAGAAAGAAAACCATAGCTGCTAACTTCTTACGTGATGTACGTAGGCTTAGTGCGCTAGACACCTACCTATCTGCCTTCGTAGAGGGCATTGACCTGTACACCAAGCCTGATGGCAGGCTACATGTACAGCTAACCCAACACATGACAGCCACAGGCAGGTTCAGTGGCCGCAATCCCAACATGCAGAACATGCCAAGAGGTGGCACCTTCCCTATCAAGCGTGTGTTTGTCAGCCGCTTTGAGGGTGGCAAGATACTTGAGGCAGACTTTGCCCAGCTTGAGTTCAGAACGGCAGCTTACCTGTCACAAGATGAGACAGCTATGCGTGAGGTTAAGGAAGGCTTCGATGTCCACAGCTATACTGCTGACGTTATAAGCAAGGCAGGTCAGCCTATAAGCAGGCAGGAAGCTAAGGCACACACCTTTGCTCCTTTGTATGGGGCCACAGGCTACGGTCGCAGCCAAGCAGAAGCTACCTACTATGAACACTTTATTAAAAAGTATTCTGGTATAGCCAGATGGCATAGAGCTTTGGCTAATTGTGTGTTAGCTACTGGTCTTATAGCCACGCCCTCTGGCAGGGAGTTTGCCTTCCCAGATTGTGAGCGTAGGTTTAACGGAAACCCTTCGCACTTCACACAGATAAAGAATTACCCAGTGCAATCCTTCGCCACAGCAGACATCGTGCCTCTGGCACTACTGCACATAGAGGATTTGCTTGCTGGTTGGAAGACATGCATTGTTAACACGGTGCATGATAGTATAGTACTTGATGTTCACCCAGAAGAAGAGGAGTATGCCCTAAATGTAATTGATAAAGTAAATGCCAACCTTCACGGTTTGATCCAGCGCCAATGGGAAATAGATTTTAATGTTCCTTTATTGTTGGAGGCAAAAATAGGTGAGAATTGGCTTGACACGAAATAAAAAATATGTTACAACTAACATTCTTAAAAACCACAGAAGGAGAAATATAGAATGAATCAACTCGCAACAATAGATACAACGAACTACGAAGCTATGGCTAAGGTAATGGGTATGGCAGGGGAACAGTCCTCTGAGAAGAAGAGTACCCTAGCTAGGTTACGTATTAACCATTCAGCTATCATGGGCACAACCGAAATTAAAGGCAAGGCTGTGAACCTAGAGGTGGTCAAGGGTGGGACGTATCGTCTTGAGTTTCCTGATACAGATGAAACTTATTATGCTAATGGTGTGACCATCAGACCTTACATGCAACGCTTTATGTATAAGCGTTTCGTAAAAGGTACGGGTAACAACAAGAACATGTTTGTAAAAACTGTAATGGCTGACAGCCTCAACACAGACCTAAAGGATAACACTGGTGGTCTTAATTGCGGCAAGGCATCGGGTTACATACAGGACTTCAAGGCTCTTCCAGAGGACATGCAAAACTTAATCAGACAGATTAAGAGGGTGCGTGTTATCCTTGGTACAGTGACCTTGATTGATCCAACGAATGCTAATGGTGATGCCTTAAATAAAGAACTGACTGACATCCCATTCATCTGGGAAGTAGATCAGCGTGAGGCATTCAAGCATGTCGGGGAGCCATTCCAGACACTGCTGAAGCAGCGCCGTCTGCCTGTTCAACACACATTAGCTTGTGAAACCAGTGAGCGTAAGTTGCCTAATGGTAACACATACTATGTACCTAGTGTGAGCCTTAACATGAAGGATACTGTCGCCATCGATGAAGGTGTACAGGATATCTTTCGTGATCTGGTTGCTTGGATTACTAATTACAACGAGTACATCACATCCGAATGGGAGGACAAGCATGTTAATAATCTTTCCTCTGAAGATGCTTCATTAGTTGAAGAGTTCATCACAGTTGATTCACCTATCGAAGACTAAGGAGATTTAATATGCAACACCCTGCTGAACTGGCGGTGCATCAGTACCTTGATGACGCCGTTAATAATAAAACAGAGATGTCTGAAGACACAATAGATAATGTGGGTCAACAGATTGGGGATGCTCTGCGCCGTCAGTTCGGCAAGGACTCCCGTAGCAGAAAGGATTTCAGGCTACGTATGTCCAATGTTGGGCGTCCCTATTGTCAGCTTTGGTATGATAAAAATAAACCAGAGGTTGCAAGGCCGAAGGCCACCACCTTCGTTATGAATATGATGATAGGTGATATAGTGGAAGCTGTATTCAAAGCAGTGCTTACTGAAGCAGGAGTTAAATATGAAGATAGTGAACAGGTTACCCTTGAGCTTACTGATGGCACCGTTGTGTCTGGAACTACTGATCTTAGTATCGATGGCGCTGTTGACGACATTAAGTCTGCCTCAAATTGGTCATACCGTAATAAGTTTTCTTCTTACGAAGACCTAGAAAGGGCAGACTCGTTTGGTTACATAGGACAATTAGCAGGCTATGCTAAGGCATCCAATAAAAAACCCGGA